TTGTTTATTACAAGTAAGTGTGTAGGCCACCCAGCCTGCGGATTGAAAGTGGCTCCCCAGATAGGCGAATACAGCCCTGGACTGATGGTCACCGTAGACCCACTGATCCCAGTAACAGTCACGGTCTGCGTCTGACTATTACCTGCCGGGCCATTCTGGCCCCCCGACTGCGAACAATCGGGCAAAGCACCACTCGTCTCACAGTTCCAGATCGTCCCTGGATCAGTCGGCTGATCGGCCTGCCACAGTAAAAGTAGGTCACCAACCTGCAGGTTCGTGGTGTTCGATAGGGTAATAGATGTAGCACCCTTGGCATACCCAGCAGTCCAGTTAGCAGTGCCAGCCAAGTTACCAAAGGCGGGCGCCTGGATATCACCATTCATGATGCACACGCCCCCACCCAGGCCCCAGCAGCCTGTACCAGGACCAGTCGTATACTTTACTACGGTCTGATCAGCCCCCATACCCTTTATAACAGTATTGGACTTGCCAGCGAAGTCTATTCTACTATTCAAATAAAATGTCCCCGTACCCAACAGCACATACTGATTAGCACCACAAGCGGCTATAGCACTATTTATAAAAGCTGGCGACCCTGGCGACCCTAGTGTCCCATAGGGTGCAATCGTCGTACCGCACTGGCTCCAGCCCGCATCCGGTATACCGCCCACTACTCCAGCAGCGGACCAGTCAATGGCCCTGCTAGGGTCGATGACTCCAACCCAAGCCTGTCCCCAGGCCGCCTGAGCACATAACATACACAGTAATATAAGTACTAACTGTCTCATCAGTGTGCCTGCAGCGCCAATGCATACGCCTCAATCGTTCCACTTGTAGCAGTCCAGGTTGCTGGGGCCGTCAGCGATCCCGTGGTGATGCCAGAGCCAAAACCGTCTCCAAAGTTACCGGCGGTGCCATCATAAGTGAACCCTGTGCCTGTCAGTCCGCTTATGTTAGCAGTCCCCCCAGATAGCACAATAATAAAATTAGGGTTACCTGAAAGCGTGAGCGGCACCCCTGCGCACGACGTACACGTGGTGTCAGCAACTTTGTTGGCAGGGTTAGACCCAGCATCAATTGCAATAGTCGTCAGTGGAGGTACTGCCTCCCACACAACAACATCGGCCGTACCGCCGCCAAACGAAGTAATCGGCTGGCTAAAAGATGTTACTCCACTTACCGACTGCGTACAATAATAAGCATCAAGCGTATTACCCGACCCAGCTGCAGGAGCGTTTGGGCCATGAATCCACGCCACGTTACAGGCTCCAGCGGGAGGCGCCCCCATCGTAGCTGCCGCATTCGACAACATGGCCACTACTAGAGCATGGTTTGCCCCAGTAGACGCCAGAGTCACTACACACGGAGTCACTGTACAGCCAGCAGATATATGTGCCACCTGCGTCTTCGACCACGGGCCCGGATTCGTTGACGACCCACAGGACACAGCCATAGGGTTATTTAACTGTAGCCCTACGCCATCATCCAGCACAATCATAATAGTCTTATTAGGCGACGTGAGCGGCCAGTCGCTGGCTGCCAATGGCAATCCGCCACACTTAGTTACGTTCCACACGCCCCCGCCAATGTTAAGTGTCATGGCCCCAGTGTTTGATATCCCAGCAAACATGTTATAAGCCTGCCCTGGCACGTGCCCAGTGACCGGTGGCTGTATCGTAACTGTCTGAGCGTTAGCAGTGCCCGCAGTGGTCGGCAGTCCAGGACAGCCATTTATAGGATTAGCCAAATTGAGCACAACATTGGTGGCATCGTACTGAGCATACGCAGTAGGGTTAGGCTGGATGTCGCCATTCACAAGGGGCAGCGTGCCACACTTAGTTATGGGCACAGCCGCCAGGCCATCAACAGTGAGCGTAGTGCCAGGGCCAGTGTTCGTAGCCACAGGTGCCCAGCTGACCCACTGTCCATTGGTCCACGACGTTATGACAGGCACAGTGGTCACAGTCTGTACCTGAGCTGTACCACCTCCTATACCAAAGGGAATGCCTGACCCAGTACCGCCACCCACACCCCCCCTAACTTGGGTAGGATCAATCTGTGTGTTACCCTGCCCCCAACTAGTAGAGGGCCAGCACAACACTAGAAGTGATTGGAGCAGTATTAAAAGTAACAGTGTTACCCGACAGCGTATAGTCATTACCTCCCCCAGGATTCTGCACAAGCCCGTTCAGTAATACCACCACAAACTGGTTAGCCACCGGCGTGATCGCTAGCGTAAACACCTTGTTGACCCCATTGACTGTACCTGTGACCGCATGCAATCCAAGGTGCGTAAGCGTCGTGGTGCCACTAAAAGTGTTATTACCTGTAAAAGTGTTGTTGGCGCCCAGCATAGCGTTCCCGACCCCGGCGCCCGCAAACGACGCTGCCGCAGCCTGCACCGCCGCCGAGATATTCATAGACGGCCCTGAGATGGTCAACTTAAGGCTGAACGCAGGCGGCTGCCCCACGCCCACTGGATTAGACGCAGCCACAAACGTAAATAGCCACTGCGTCCCTACAGCTCCTGACTGTGCCGCTATGACACTATTGTCAGGCAGGTCCACAGTGAACGCCCCAAAGCTGTCCATGTCACCCGCATAGACATGGGTAATAATGCTGGCATTGATCAGCGGTGTCTTACCAGGCGTGCCTGGGTCGATAAAATTAGCCGTCCAATCGCCATTAGCGTAAGGCACGCCATTGGGATCGAGCACCGTAGCGCTTACTGTAGTGAACCCAGGTCCTGCGATATAGCTACCCTCCTAGGGTATCTGCTGTATTATGTTGCGAATAGCTAACGCTAAACGTCTTGTCACGTAGGCTGTGCCTAAGTCGGTTGGATGGACGGTATCGCCACTGATATAGGCATCCGCGTTTCCTGTGCCACTTGGAGACGTGACAGTCCCCGTGCCGGTAATCCAGGGCGCTACTACGGGATCGCCGTTCACGGGAATAAAATAGGTATTTGGATCGTTAAATTGAGCAACGCCAGCCTTCACTGAGTTTTCGTCCCGCGTGATGTTTGCGGAACCCCCATTGTTGGGGGCGTCGGGGAGAATGCCACTCACAATAATCGGCACGGAGGGCAATCCCGCTCGAATTTGCTGCAGTGTGGATAAAACGGCAGCCTGTATTCCAGGCACGTTAACGTCATTGATGCTTGCCGAAACCACAACGAGGTCGGGACTGGCCGGGATCACATCATAAACGATTCGCTGCGGATAGCTGTATTGCGCACCGCTGGCCGTGGAAACAAACCCAGTGCCACCAGTCGAGTCGTTCCACACATCGCTCCAGCCAAGCAGATAGCCGATCTGATGGGGAATGGTCGCATCGACCAGCGATACACCGTTATCGATACTGTCCCCCACCCACACTACACGAATGCGATCCTGTGTTGGTGGCTGCCAAACACTTTCGGTCGGACCTACGAGGACGCCTTCGAACACATTGTTATTGTGGAATGCGACCGTGATTGTGCGATTCTTGCGTGCTCCTGCGTTAGTGAAGTCCATCAAGACATAAGAGGGATTAGAGCCGGTCCCGGCTAGGTAGCCAGAAATCGTCACATATTGCCCGTCCACAATGTACCGAATCGATTGCTGTGCGCTGTTAACTTTGATGGAAACCTTCGTGGCATCGGTAACAAATGTGACGGCGAATCCAGTCGAGGCATTCGGTCCAGGAGTCGCATTAATAGATGCCGCCCATAGCTGATAGCCCGGTGACCCCGTGATATGCAGAGTTCCTTGGGTCAAATAGAACGGCGAAGGAGTCGCGTTGTAGGCGTAGACGTTCGTCAGCCCACCAGGAGCGCTGGCCGATGTGGTAATCGCAGGCTGGATCGACTGAGCCGCAGCGGGAACGGAGATTCCGTAGTAGGACCATGTAACGGTGCCATCCACAATCGGTGCCATGCCCTGGCCACTTGGTCCAGAGGCTCCCGATGTGCCAGCAATGACACAAATATATTGGTATCCAGCTATCGAAACGACCTGGCCCACCTGATAGGCGGTAAGGGTTACCCATGCGGGGGCGGGGCCGAGCGGAGTGTTTATCACTGGATTGTTTATAGCGGCTATGGAGGCCACACGCCTTAGCAGTGTCCCAATGCTGGTTAACCGTGGCACAAATGGCTGCACTGCTGCCGATATATTTTGTGTCGCCCCAGTGATCGTAAGTGTGACTGCAGATGTAGATATGCTAAGGCTCGTAAGTGTAGCCTTAGACTCGAACGCAAAGCGCCACTGCGTGCCTATGGCCCCAGTCTGTGTACCTATGACAACGTTATCCGGGAGGTCTACTGTAAAGAACCCCACGTTGTTCATGGTGCCAGCATATACAGTGGTAATGGAGCTGCCGTTGATTAACGGTGTGACCCCAGGCGTACCTGGATTGACGAAGTTTGCGGACCACGTACCGTTAGCATAAGGCGTCCCTGAAACGTCCGCGATAGTGCCAGTTACTGTGGTGAATCCGAAGCCAGCCATTTAGCCTCCTTACACTATAATGTTAATAACGTCCCTTCCCCTTGCGTGCCTTGCGCCCCTTGCCACGCTTCCCGGAGCGCTCACGGCCCTTGCGTCCACCAAAGTTCATCTCGCTGCCCTTGCCAAACAAGTCACGGTCGGTCTCTTCTAACGACGGCTTAGCCATGGTGCCTCCTGGTTAAATTTACCGATGTACAGACTGTCCGCCCATAATCATTGCGCCGCCGCGAACACTGGTTGCGCCTGGAATTTGAAATGATGATCCGAACTCCACAGCACCCATACTAGGCGTGAACGGAGACACCGTAGTGTTCCAAGGGAAGCCATTGTAATCAACTGTCAGGCCCCCGATAGTTACTCCCGCGTACTTAGCCGGACTGCCGGAAGTGATAGTAAAATTGAAGTTGTCTAGAGCAGATTCCGCCGAGATCGGTGTCGTTGGCTCGCTGACAAACAATGGATCGGAGCATGACTCGTTGGAGAACCCGGTTGTAGGGCATCCCGTGTTTCGCATATTGAACAGCAGATTATTATTTCGTGTGGTGAAGTTACTCGATGAAATCCCCGGACCGGAGTAGCTGATTACTCCGGGCGTCAGGCCGCTGTTATAGCTGGCTTCTGAGAATCCCATCATTAGCACGTTCTCCATGATGAACGAGGGGCCGGATGAATTACAGCTTACGTCCCGGCAAACGAAGTCGATCATGGTTGCGCCATAACCAACAAAAGTGTCGTTCTGGAGAGTCAACGTACTTGCATGAATCATCTCGAAGGCATTTTGATCTCCAGCGGCTCGGCAGAAGTCCGACAGGTACGTGTTAAACGTGGATGGGATTCCTGCGAAGGTCGCGGACATTCGCTTACAGTTCCCGATGCTAACACTGTCAATCACACTGGCGTTCGTAACTGCACCTTCCTTGAATTGCTGGCCCATATTGCCGTAGGCGATGGACCGAGAGACAGAAACGGTCCCTCCCGTGACATGAAGCAAATCGAAGCCGTCCTGTGTGTTGTAACGGAAAATACATCCAGTGCAAGTGAAGTTTAGCGGTGTGTCCGGCGTCCCCACTCCGTCTCCATAGCCAGTGCTGCCATCGTCGTAACAGGAGATCGCGGGAATCGCGTCCACAATGGGATACTCTTCGTTGCAGCCGTTCCACTCAATCGTCAAGCCAGTGGCATTGACTTGACCGCTCGAACTCATAGTCCCTAGACCGTCGTCAAAGTTCCACCCAGACCCACCATTGAAACCAATCCGTAACCGGGTAGCAGTTACCGTGCCCCCGATAGGACCAAGAATCCCATTGTTCGCTAGGCCGTGGATGTTCACATCTTGAAACAGGATGTCATGCGTGGTCGTATAAGTACGAATGCCAGAAATAGCGAAGTCATCGAAGGGAAGATTGCCGCTACAGAAACTCGGAAAGACCGGAGTGCCCAACTTAATGCACTGCGCGTGGTCGGTGATCTCAAGGCACAGGAAATCCGTAAACGCTGCATTGGTCAGGTCCCATACCCAGTCAATTCCGAACCCCCCGAAGGTCTGCGTCTTGGTCGCGCAATTGGCCCAATTCTCTCCCACGATGCGCGTGTGCTGTCCTGACGTTCCAGCCGGAATCGGCAGCGCATACATATGGTCATTGCCAAGACCGCCGTTGCTATAGTTGAAGAAAGTATGTCCTTGATTATCGACTGCCCCAATTCGCCACGGTCCGCCACGGATGAAGTAGGTGTCACCGCCCGCGCCAATCCACGCGCCTGCCGCAGTGTTATTGGCCCATAAGTAGCGCACATCTCCGAAAGCGCAGGCTTGATTGGTTCCGCTTCCAGGGTCGTCCACATCCGCTGCACCGGAACATCGCCCGGTAGGATTGTTGGCAGCATCATAACGTGTCCCGCCGTTTGTGCGAACGTACCAGCAGTTTCCGGTGCCTGAGCCTGTGCAGGTTGCCGCTAACGAAATGCCAGGAGTGAGAGCTAATATGATTATTATCAGCTTCAATCTCCGACCCCCGCGGTCCCACCAATGCCTCCCAAGCCCCCAAAACCACCACCTCCCGCTCCGGCTGACACCGCCGGATAAGATACGGTATAGTAGACGAATCTCGTACCAGAAATAGTGACCCCTGTCAGAGTGCCGGTTCCTATAAATCCTCCGGCACTGACATTCAGTTGTTCTTCGATCATCAAATTAGCGCTTGCAGCCGAATCGTCGCTGCCAACCAGTGTCCAGCTTCCGGCAGCAGCCCACGTATTCGATGTGTCAAGCGTTGCCCCGCAACCAGACAGAACCAAGTTACCGGCAGTAGCTGTATAAGAACCATTGGTCCAAGTATTAGTGGCGCTCTCGAAACCGGACATGCCAGTAACAGCGGTATTCACGGGAGTCGCTGTTAGAGAGACCCCGCTGTACTCAGCGGCACAGAACCCAAGCAGTCCTCCGTTGTTGCCTGTCACGGAAATGGTGATCGTGGTTATGCTGCCTGTATTATCCAGGCGGAACATAGCAACCTGTACGTTATCGGCTACTGGGCCTGCATCTAATGTCATGCCAGTACCGCTGGCAGTTACTCCGGTGATCGTCCCAATTGCCGGAGTAGATACCTCCACCACGAAGAAGTTTCCGCTTGCTGTTGTCCATCCCGTTGCGTGCGTGACCGCTCCACCAGATATACTCAAGCTGCCGAAGCATCCCTGATTCACTCGGGCAATCGCTCCCCAACACGGCCCCGCGATGAACAGCAATCCGAGAGTAAGAAGTAGGCGTCTCATCTCACCATCCCAAGCATCTGCGTGTAAGAGTTGCTCGCACCGACGACTGATTGAGCTATGGTGAAGTCGATGAAAAGCGCCGCCGTCAAGTCAATAGTCGCGGAGACGGCGATATTGGCATCCGCGATCACAACATCCGGCGTAGAAACAAGCGCTCCTGTATCGAGCGTCAGATTCCCCTTGAGCGCGAGGGTGCCGGTTGTTCCGATTGCGGAAGTCACTGCCGTAGTGACGATGTTATAAGTGGCATTGGTGATCGCGGTTGTGTTCAGGGCTGGAGTGACCCAGCTTCCCAGAGTTACGACCGTACCTGAACCGCATCCGCTGATCGTACAAAGTTTGATCCTAAAGGTAAGTACCGGACTCGAAGCGGCTGTACTGGAATAGATTCCCCCGCCGTTGATCTCAAATGGCTGACTTAGGGTATTGAAACATCCTGCGGGAATGGACAACTGAATAAGGTTCTGATCGGTATTGATCGTAGGATTAGAGCTGGTAACTGCCACTGCACTAGCTACGGGAGCGCAACTGCCGTTTATCTTGGCTGGAAGATCGGCAGCAACAATAGGAGTAATGGTCTCGGTGATGACGTTCGCAGCGTTGACGTAGTGAGGTATACCAGTACTGGCCGCTCCAGCCAGATTTATCAGGTAACCTGTAACGGATATGGGAGCTTGTATACAGATGGTGTTTGCTATATTGCAGGGGTCAACCGCCGCACTTGTCGTACCTTGAGCGAAGGCCATAAATCCGGCAGTTGTACCAGTAGCCTCAAAAACAGGACTCTCTACACCGCCAGTTCCCGTATAAGAAAGGGTAGTCCCATCATCAGTAGCTAGGGAATTTGCAACGCCTTGCGCCCCGCCCGAACCTTTCGGCAACACGTTATTCGTGATGGCGGCAGCGGATGTGACGCAGGTGGGGCAGTCAGCGCCGACTATGGCACTAATCGTTTCTGTGATCGTTGGCGCTGAATAAGAATAATGTGGAATGCCCGTTGATGGCGTGACCGCATACAATCCGTGATAACTCGTCACTCCAGACGCTGGTGCTTCCCAACACACGCTGCCCGCTGGTTGCTTCGCTACGCAGTTGTCGGCACCTTGCACAAGGGCGTCGAAGCCTGCGCCTGTGCCGGTGCCTATGAATCCTGGGGCTGCGATACCGCCTGTGTCGGTACAAGTTAGGGTGTTCGCTGTGGTGACGCCATTGTCGCAGAGGCTATTCGTGGGAGCGCCCCCTGCACCTCCACCTTGGACTAAAACGCCTGCGTTAAGGATACCCGATGACGATTCCGAGGTCGCGGAGTTGAAGTAGGGTATGCCTCCAGAAGTCACTGTACCGCTAACAGTTTGTGGGAACACGGGAGCGGCCCCGCCCCCACCGCCCCCGCCAGCACGAGCGGAGACGGTGGCTTTGCGGATGGTGGCGGTTACTGTGCCTGAGGTGGCGGTAGTAAACACCATGCATACGTTTGTATAAGCTGCTACGTTTACCTGCCACACTCCAGCTGCTGTGGCTGTGGTCACGGGAGTTGTGCTGTTGGATGGGAATACGTTTAGGGGTGCCCACGTGAGAGCGCCATCTGCAGACCCGAAGAAGCTTACGGTCCCGGAGAAGGGTGAGGCGCCTATAGTGAATGTAGCACCACCGGCGTTCATGGTGGCGAGCGTTAGGGCTGATGTGGATGCTGACTGTTGCCCAGGGCTCACGGGGCATGCGGCTGCTTGGGTAGTCAATGGACCCACAACGAAGTCTTGCTGCGCAGCGGCTACACCAGCGATGCCAAACAGTAGCAGGCCCAGGAGTAATATACGTATACGCAACACGATCACCTCCTTGTTTTACGCCCTACGTGTCTGTAGGAACCATGACGGCCTAGGCGCCCAGAGCGTTCCATTCCCTCAGCCTCACCTACTGCTTGGCGTTGAGGCACACCTTCGTCGCGCAGATATTTAATCTTCTCAGATACTCTACGCTGGGACGCTTTGCGCTTATTTGGCATGCTGCCGTACACTCCCTTTAGAGTGGGCCTACTTTGCCTTGGCCGCCTAGGCGCTTGACTAGGTTCTCGAACTCTTGGCGCTGTGCGTTTTCACGCATGGCTTTCAGCAATGGCCCTATAGCCCATGGTGGTACTGATGTTGGGCCAGGCGCAGGTGGCCCAGCTGCTGGTGGAGCGGGTGGTGCTGAAGGAGGTGGGGCAGCAGTAGGGGGACTAGCTGCTGAGGGAGCCCCACCCCCTCCTGTTGGGGGAACTGGTCCAGTAAATGGTCTAAGCTGTTCACCACGCCCAGAGAGCCAGTCTCTGTAGGCGGGCTTGTCGAGTAGACTAATGCCTAGTTGGCGTCCGAGTGCTCCACGGGTACGGAACTGGCCTGGGACCATTTCTGCTAGGGACGACGATTGAGATTGCTGACGTAGCTTATTTTGTAATTGTTGCTCGCGCCATTCTACGTTGCCGGGCCATTCTGGAACGGGCTTAGGTTGGCCTCCTGGAGCGCTGGGCAGGTCGTTCATGGTGCGCACCAGTGAGCGTATGGAGCTGGCCAAGGCAGGGCTGCTGTATTTATCCAGTATGCCAGCTACCTTATCGTTCAGGTTATATTTCTGGAGCACACGCATGCGGCCCTCGGGGGTGTCAGAGTCAATCAGTTGGCGTACGGGGGCGCCAGGATCGTTGAACGATTCCATGAAGTCTGTGTAGTCACTTTTAAGTTGGCGGTATGCGGGGCCACTGCCTGCAGCATCGTGTGCGGCGCCCATCGCTTCTCCTAAAGGCTTCTGTATGGATACCAAAGCGCGGTAATTTTGGCCAGCATCTGGGCCACTTACCTTGGCTGCTGCCTCCCCTAGGCGTGTGTAGATACCTTGGGCCTTGGCATAGGGTACGTCGCCTAGTACACCACTCATGGGGGTGATAGCTGCTGGGTCTAGAGGGGTGCGTAGGGTGTCCATGTAACTGGAAGGCACCCCTGCCTTATGTAGGGCAGTGCGGAACTCTTGTTGCAGGCCAGCATTGTTCAAGCCTTCATGCGTATCCCTTATGGCTGCTTCAACTTTGGACCAGTCTATCGGCGTGCTGGGGCCGATGGAAGCATGCATATCGGCCCACTTCTTATTGAACTCTTTGCGGACATCCTTGCTGGCAGTCTCAGCTAGATCGCCAATCTGGTCGGCGCCGTGCGAGGCCATTTCGTCCATGAGGCCCCTGCCAGTCTGTTGGCGCTCAAGGGTGGCGTTCTCACCGATTACGTTGCTGGCTTGTTCGTTTACGTTTTGGAGAGCTGAACGACGGGCAGGTTCGCCTACACCCTGAAAGCGGCGCATCATGGGGCGTAGACCTGTGGTGGCGGCCATCTCACCTACTTTGGGAGCGGCCTTCAAGGCTAGCATGGACCAGGCTGAGTTCAATAGACTGCCTGCACTACCTGCGTAGTCACCCTTGGCGGACTGTTCCATGCTGCGGACTGTTGGGGCACCTACGTAGGGGACCGCACCCACAAGACCTTCAGCGACTCCAGCAGCCTTGTTGGCTATACCAGGTTGTGCATAACGTTGGGCTGCTACACCCTTGGTCTCACGCCAGCTAGCTGTGGGGTCCAGGCCACCTATAAACTGCTTAGCACCCTGACCTAGAGCTTTGAGCGGATGCTGGTTCATCTGCTCTAGGTCAGCAATGTTACCTTTGAGCGACGTGTCTACGTTCTCGGGCATGCCGACGCTTTGCGTTAGAAAGCGCTTTACAGCCCCAGGCTTGGGAGGAGCTACAGTCTCGACATAAGCATCACCGTGCTTAGTCCAGTACTTACCTGTGTCAGGGTCAAACCATATTGGACCCTGCTGGACAGGTTCACTGTGGCTACTGATACCGGTGGCAAAGGAGTCTGGGCTTTGTTGTGGAGGCATTATTGTACCCTTATGGCCTTAGGTCCAGGGCCTGTAGGTTGAGCGGCTCCAGGTGCCCCAGGAGGTGCTGCTCCAGGTTGATCGCCGGGCACAGGCAGCTCATATCGGGCGCGAATCATTCGCTGCTGCATCACGTTCTGCTCAATCTGCTTGACGATCTCCTGCTTACGTTCGAGCAGGTTAGCTTTATCGGCGTCATCCAGGGCCTTGTTGGGAGAGATGCCCAGGAACGCCATGGCCAAAGGGTTCTTGCCAGCGACGATGATGCTGTCGATCTGCTTGACCTCGGCATACTTTTCACGGGTATCGACATCGAGCTGCTGCTTATCGGGGTCGTGAACGTAGCCCCACTGCTGCTTAGGGCTCATACCCTTTAGGTCGTTCACTAGCCTTACACGTTTATCCAAGTCAGCCTGCTTAGCCTGCAACAGGGCCATGTCGTTGTGAAACTTTGTGGCAGCAGCCAGTCTTTTGGATAGCTCAGCATCTTTCTGCCGGGCGGCAGCATCATCGTCTTGCTGCTTACGGCGGGCCATGGCAGCCGCGTCAGTGTCTTCCTTCTCTACGACCGCTGAGGGTTTACCGGCAGGGAAGCTGCGCGTCTCCTTTGTGTACGGATTACGTATAGTAAATAGCCAATTGCCGTGATCATCTTGTTCATACTGGCCTCGGTCGGTATCCCAGCCAGCGGTCTTCAGGTTCTGCTGGAGCACCTGATTTTTTAGGCTATCGTTGCGCTCCGTGGCAGACTGCGCTGCCTGCTCCAGTTGATCAGAGAGCATCTGGCTCTTGATGCGCTGAGCGATCTCAGCGCGGGACGCAGCATTGTTGGCCAGCTCTTCGCTAGTCTGCTGATTCTGCTGGCGCTGCGATGCCCAATCATTCGCTATCTGTCCTGCAACTCGGCCAAAGGCTCCGATAAATCACCTCCACCTATGCCTGCGCCAGCCCAGCCATCCAGGGGGGCTGAGCTATGCCAGGGTCCATATAGTATGAGCCCTCTGTACCTAATTGTGGAGGGGCCTGGTAGCCTCCACCTCCGCCACCAAATGGGGGCAACTGGCCTGCCCACGACGGCGTGGCGATGTTAGGGGCGCCAGGGGGCCGTGGCTGGTTCATCAATAGGGACGCTATGCCACCAAAGCCAGCGGTCTGCGGGAAGTTCACGCCTGGAGGGGCGCCAGGTTGAGGGGCGTAGAATGGTAATTGATTGAGTGCCTGCCAGCTCTGAGAGGCCAACTGTTGGTTCTGCTGCTCGTAGGGTGCTAAGCCCTGAGCGATGGCTTGGGCTTGGATGCCGGGTGCTTGGGCTAGGCCGCGCTCAGCTAGATATGCCTGTGTAGGGTTAGTCACAGAGTCTATGAGTTGCTGGTTGAGGGGCTGTGTCATGGAGTTAATTTGGCTGGCAGCTTGCTGAGGCGTAGTGTTCGTTATGCGCTGCAGAGCCTGGTTCTCGGTGTTATAGTACTGGCCTTCCTGTTGCTGATACTGCTTATTCAGGTTGAGCATGGTCTGCAGATATTGGTTCTCTTGGCCAGCCTGGCCCATTTGGCTGATCAGCGACGGGATGGCCAGGCCGATGCCTGCGCCCCTGGTGAGACCGCCACCTAGGTTGCCGCCACCCAGAGTTTTGAACACGCTGCTTAGCACACCGCCGAGTGAACTAAATATCTGGCTCACGTTATGCTCCTTGGCCGAAGAACTGGCTGACAGCCTGGTTCACAAGTTGGTTCTGATCAGGTACGCCGCCACCATAGTTTTGACTGAACAGTTGGTTGGTCAGCTGGTCAGCGTACCCTGGACTTAGACTGCCACCCATTTGGCCCTGTGACGTAGCCAGTTGGCCTGAGGCGTTGGCCAGAAATTGCTGTTGCTGCTGCTGCCCCAGAGGTGCGGGCGTTGTAGACGTAGCGCCTGTTGTGGGCGACTGGGTCATGGAGGGCGATGTGCCGCTCTGTTGGCCCTGGCTGATCTGGCCCATCACGTCACTAAGCGATGGTTGGCTTACTTGGCCTGCTATGTTCATGCCGGTGGATGCAAGGCCGCCGAGGGTGCTTAGGCCGCCTAGGGCTGAGCCTCCACCGATGGCGCCTAGGGCTGGACCTAGGGTATTGGCGCCTGCGATACCCAGGGCCTCAAAGGGTGTGGCTACGGCTGAGCCTATCGTTCCCAGGATTGGGCCTACAGTGCTGCCGACGGTAGCTAGGGCGCTGCCAATGGCCCCCAGTACTGGTACTATGAATGGCACGGTGCTACCCTCCTACTTTTGTGCGTCAGGCCCACTACGACCACTGCAGGCGTTGGCCACTGTTCGCCACCCCACATACGGGCCAGCCTGTAAATCTCGCGCTCGGCGTCTGTGGTGGGGTCAAGTACGGTGGCCCACAGATGGTAGCCACGCCTGGATAGTTCACGTAGGGACCACCCCAGTAGTCTGCGTAGGGTCGTGACTGGTGCGTCCTTAAGCATCTGGCAGCGCATCAGGATTACTAGGCCATGGGCTGGAGCGGTCATCAGGATGCCCTGTACGTGTGCATCGTCTTCCACTACAAACACCCAGTCGTGCTGGATAAACTGGCGTGGCATGCTCTCGAAGCCCGTGATCAGGCCGCTGGGCCATGCTTCGTTCTCTCTGAATAGACGCACTTGCATATCAGCTAATAGTTATGGGCCGTCCTGTGGGCCTAGGGACAACCATCCAATCAAAACTGTCTAGCTCTACTCTGCCACTGCCTTGGATAATGCAGGCGGCTGACGTTGCTACTCGCAGGGGGCGCATACCTACGTCTAATTGGAACTCTTGGCCGGGGCCACCTAAGCCTGGGTTAGTGTAAGTGCGCATCAGAGCCGTCACGGCTGGCAACTGCGATACCCTATCCAGCACAGGTAGCACTGTAGGTAGTATAAAATTAGCGGGCACGATGGCGTTGTTTGTGCCCCTGACGAGTAGGCGCCGCAACATAAACCTGTCTGTAGGGCTCTTACCGATGACCTCGGCAGTGCGCACGCTCCACTGTACAGGTAGCGATCCAAAGTGAGAGGCCCAGTTTTCGTCACCCGCCTGCCAGCGCTGGATGTTGCCGAAGCTGTCGGCAAATAGTGTTACGGGTAGGGAGTCGCCGGGACGTAACATAATCATGGCGTTGACTAGGTCGCCTATGCCGTTGAACCAGTTGAGGGTCGTCCAGGCCCGCAGAGTCAGGTCGAACACGAACGCAGTCTTCATGTTGCCGAAGACGTTATTGAAGTTGTCGAGGGTAGGATAGGTGGCTACGTAGGTGGCTGGAGCTACGGTCTGGCAGGCCCAGCACCGGTAGGCGAAGGCCCAGTTGAGCGGGTTGATGTCGGTGTTCAGGGAGTTGCCATCGAGTGTTTGCTGGGACTGGTCCAGGAATATAAATGGGCGTAGTTCTTCGCTCAGTAATCTGTCGCGTACGCCGTCGAATACGGCCCAGCCCAGGTGAGTCAGGCGCACGATGCCGAAGCCCGGTACAAACTGTATGGTGCGCGGGGCGATGCAGCCCATGTCGGTCTGGGCTTGCTGGATCGTAAAGTTAGTGGCCCCGAATACGCCCGTGATCTGGTAGGTGCTGAAGTCTTTGAACACTACCAATGAGCCTGTGGGGATGATGCCGCTTTCGGCTATCGTGAACACAGCCATGCCCGTGATCTGGCTGCCGTCGCCGTGGCCCAGGAACGCACTGTTCACGTCGGTCCAGCTGTTGGGATTGTTGCTGTTGGACATGCGCAGGGCTGAGGGGCCGTCTATGCCGTCGGGTAGGTCGTATGGAGCTGTGTTACCTACCCACAGGGAGCCTGCGTATACGACTCCTGCGGCAGCACCTGGAGGTGCGGTACCTGAGCCTCCTGTCAGGGCTGTAAGTTTAGTGCCATCGAACTGCATGGGCGGGTAACCGTTGCCCAGGATCAGTATCTGCTTGTTGATGAACTGGATCATGTACGAGATGGGCATGATTGTGCCCTGGATGCCACCGAAGGGTGTCCAGATAATGTTTACGCCTGAGAACTGGTAGGTGCCGTCGTACTCCCCTGGGTAAGGCTGGATGCTGTTGAATGCTGTGGCTGGCAGGTCGGCTATGGCGTTGGCTGCACTGTAGGTATTACCCGTGCCGGTGCCGGTCATGGAGTAGAACGTAGTGGTGGTAGCTGTGTTGGTGACTGGGGGAGCTATGTTAGGGAACGGCAGGGCGTTGCCTAGGTCCCACAGCGTCACTAGGCCCCCTGGATTAGTGTTGGGCACGTAGCCGCTGACGAGTTTCTCGGTGCCTGAGCTGGTGGAGCGGTACAGTAAGAAGCCTGCTGCTGACAGGGGAGCGTTAGCGATGGTAATTTTAGTCTGGTTGTTGGCGCCCCCAGGAGTCAGGGAGATTTCGTTGGACGGTAGAGTGGTGCCTGACGTGATCAGGCCGATGCTCAGTAGCTCGGCGGTGTCTATAGGCTTATCGACGGCGACGACTTTGTAGAAGTAAGTTGTGGCCGGGTTCAGCAAGCCAGGTGACACGCTGCCACCCGTCGATGAGGCGTTGGGACCAACTTGAGTCACCGTGAATGTGCTCGTGGTGGGGATGGAAAGTATTATAAAGTTGCCGTTGAACGTGCTATCTGCGAAGCCAGTGATGTTTACTAGGGTGCCTACAACGGTTAGGCTGTGGACGCCGCCGGTTGTGTAGGTAGTTGTGCCGTAGGAGCCACCTACGCCAGATGTGGGGTTGACACGTACGGCTGTGACGCCGCCGACACCTGCATAGGCTGCTGAGCTACCACCTATGACTGGGGCAGTACCTAGGCGCCCTGTGGTCTGGCCTAGACCTGTTATGTACACAGAAGACACAGTAGGTTGGTATGCGCCTATGGAGAAGAACTGGTTAGTGACTAGGGGGCTGAACACTAGTTCTGAGCCATGGCATGTTACGAGGCTGCCACGGTGTGTGAGCAGCATGTTCGATAGGCGTGCCACGCTTCCCTTAGGTTGCAGGGTATGGGACGTGCTGGCGTTCATGCCCCTAATGAAGCCGGATTGCGAGATGGGTTGGATGGCCATTATGGGATCACGAAGCGTCCAAAGTTGGTGCCCCCAAACACAGTGAACTCACCGCCGTGCTGGCTGATCTGCACGGGGCCAGCTAGTTGACGGTTGGTGCGTGCCCACATTTGAACTTGGGACTGATAGGCTTGCATGGCTTGTTGGCTGCCTTGGGCGTCCCCTTCCGCAGCCCTGGCGCGTGCGAGCATGTACCAGCTGAGCATGCTGTCCCAGCCGCTGGGGATAGGTAGGATGCTAGTACTAGTACCTGGGGTGTACTGCGCTGTAACTATTAAGCTGCCGTGGAGTGTCAGGTTAAGTTCAGCGACCAGGGTACCTGCGGGCCAGCCCAGAGCCAGTGTGCCACTGAGGCCCCTGACTAGGCCGTTTATGGTATTCCCACCTAAGTTGGAATAGCTAACGACCTCTGTGCCGATCTGTGCTAGGCCGAATGGCAGTACGAATCTAGCTGAGCCAGTGACAGTTATGCTGGTGTCAGTGGGGGCGGCTGCCACTGCTAACATGGTGGACCCAGCGGTGCGTGCAGGCTGCGGCCAGTTTTCTATGATTAGGCGGTTATCGACTACGGCTGCGGTAGCGATGTCTAAGATTGAGCTGGTGACTGTGTTGCGCTTGAAGAAGCTCTGACGGTTGCCTAGGCTCATGGGCCAGCCGTCGTACCAGATGTCGGTGATCTTGGTCCACTCGCCTGGGAGGACGTAGTTCATTTGACCAGCGACACTGGAGACACCGGTGTAGTTTGGCAGGCCCCCTACGGTCTGACTGATTTCGCGTAGGCCCAGGGTTAGCCACCTGAACAGTGTACCAGCTGCGAATGTCTGGCCGTCCTGGTCGGGGACGTAGGCTGTGCTGCGTATTGGAGGGACTCCTGGGATGCCTGGTTGGGATATGACTACTACGCCAGTGGTGTCAGCCTGGCCTACCCATACGTTTTCGCTGCCTGCAGCGGCGTTTACGGCTGTGAAGTAGGCACGCATGCCTGACATTCCGGGGAGCACTGTGGTGGTTACTTGGATACCTTGACCGGCGCCTACCACTAGGCCGGTGACTTCGGCTGACGGGATGGTCTCACCGGCGGCGGTGGTTTGAGTGACCACGGTAGCGTAGGTGCCTGCAGGTAGGGTGGCGCCTGGGACACTGATTACGATAGAGGTGTTGGTGGGTGTGGCTGTCAGTAAGGGGGCTGGGTCGGGTATAAGTTCGCGTACGATCTGGATGATGTCACCGACACGTATGCCCCCGCCGAGGCCAGAGCCTACTCCAGAGCTTCCACCACTTGGGCCAAGTATTGGTGACATGTTATGGTCCTAGGTACTCCAGGCGAATGTGGAGTGCGTATTGCATGGGTGTCGCCCCAGAACTAGCATACCCAGCAGTAGAATATTGGATATTCGTACTCGCCTTAGCTGAGACTACATAGATTCCTGGAGACGTAGCTATAGGAAAGTTAGTATTCCCAACTGTATTCCCACTTCCCCCAGATGCGGCTGGAGTACCAGTCTCAGCAGCACTGCTGTCAGCATCAGTCCAGGCGATGTTCACGCTAGGTAATGTTGACGAACTGGTGGCTGCCTGCGTCAACACTTCATAAGCAGAAATGCGGTACACCCCGGCACCCCCAGCAGGCACCGCATAAAGTGTTGCTGTAGCGATGTTAGCTGCTTGTGTACTAAGGTTGACTTCAGCAATCGTGTAAGGAAATGCTAGCCCAGTTTGGCAATTAGTGCCGTCACAGGTTACCTCAGTAGAATTTTGAGGAAGAAGTGGAATTGATGCAACACCATCCAGAGTTCCGCTATCTGGGCTAAGTGTGACAATTGCCGTCCCTGTATTTTTAACGTGCCATATCTGCCCTGTAAGTAAATGCGGTATAGTTATCGTGGTCGTGCCAGTAACGTTGATCCAAGAGTCAAAAGCAGTCAGGGTATAAGGAGAGGATTTGGTGGAAATAGCAGCCGCTAATCCAGCAAACAACTCCGTTCCACTATGGGTATTATTGCCCGTAAAAGAGATATTGCTTCCTGCCGATATACTTACCCCGCTCAATGTAATTGAATATGTATAAGTAGGAAGTAATGATGCGGCTATGGAGATGTCGTATATGCCTGGGGCTGCCCAGAAATTTACGTTACCAAAGGTGTCCCCCAGGAAGGGGTTGGTCATGGAGCCGAGGGCTGAGTTGGCGTAGAGTGTGGCCAACGTTCCAGTGCAGGGATTGGTAGGAGGCTGGACGTGGGCACACACAGTGACCGTAGGATTGTTAATGCCTCGGCCACCGCTGCCGAATGCTACTGTGTTATAGGGTACTACGGTTTGGGCATAACCTAGGGTGCTGCAGGCCAGTGTCCCCAACAGTAGAGTTAGTGTGTAAACCCACTTCACTGCTTCCCCCCTAAACAACTTGGGGAGCAGGAGCCAGGTCGTGCCCTGACTGCCAGCTCCCCATTGTGAAACTCCCCTCGTAAGGAACTAAGTTGTGTACACGACCTCGAAGTCACCCACTGCCGTGGGGAGGGTGCCCCCCATGGTGGTTAGAAAGTTAATGGTCACAAGGCCAGTGGTCACCGTGCCCATCAGTTCGACACAGAACGGGTGGCACCAGTCTACGTATACTGTGGATGCAGTTAGGCCCACCGCAACCGCTGGTGAGAACTCTGCAAACGTAACTGTGTTGGTGCCGTCTCCACCTGTTACGGTAAGGGACACAAACGTAGGGGTGGTACCTGTATAAGGTCCATAGATACGCGCCCGCACGTAGCCCTTGGTGGCTGTCCCGGCAGTCAGGGTAATGGTAGTAGTCTGGACTGGTGTGCCCGATAGGACGACAGCCAGCGACTGGGCCAGGAACCCACTGCCTAAGCCAGGGGAGATTTTGGTGACGCTGTTATTGATTGCCATTTCGTGTGCTCCTTATTGTGCCTGCACGGCTCCAGGAGGATTAGCCTGTAACCTGCGCAATTCTTGCGTAGCCCATTCTCGCTCAGTCTTCGCAGCACCAGACAAATTACCGTTGGAGTTACTGCGAGAAAAGGTCTTACGATAAGCCAAAGCTACCTCTGCCTGCTCTCGTTTGATTATGAAGTAAGGCAGACATTGGGTTAGGATTAACTCAGCTGTAGCTGAGTATACACGCCAACTATACGCATCGTGCTGTTGACCACGGCTACGGTGCTTGTTACGGTGTACAGCACCAAACCCGAAAGTATCCTTGCACCACATGATTAGGCGTGGATCGCAGTTAGACACACTTACACAGAGCTGAGAATACATCCCACTCTTGGCATATACGGGCTTAATGTAAATAGCCCCTTCGCCATCTATGGCCATCGCTAATCGGGCGTAGTCTATTTCAGTTGGCATGAGTGCCTCCGCACCCAGTATACCATTTAGGCAAGACTAGTAATTGCGCGATTCATCCTGGGTGAGTTGCATCCGACTTGCCAAGTGAGAAAAATTTGACTCACCACGACCCTTTGATTGCTCGGGCGAATCCAAGGGTCCACTTTGAAATAGTCGTTCGCGTTGAAGATGGGCCAGATGTACTTGCTGTTCAGGATGAACGCTGTCTGTGGGGGCGCGAAGGGGTCCGCGATCACCACGGCGTTGTTATAAATAAAGTGGTAGCGGAAGCCTGCTTGGAGGGCTTCCTTGTCCTGGACCATTTGGCTGAAGCGCACTAGAGGTGTGAACTGGTTCTTGAAGCCTGCGTAGCGCGTGTTGTCCATGGCGATGATGTCTGGCTCGTCGTAGCCCAGCACCACGCCCTGGTAGGCGGTCTCGGCGTTGGCAGGTGTTAGGGGGGTGCCGCCGCCTGCAAAGTTGGCCGTTGGGTTCCAGAACGTGCTGGTTGACCGGTTGATACCGGCGATAGTGTTGTTGGTGGTCTGCACCCATGCGACGATGTTGTCTACGTCTATCGATGAGTTAAATGGTGACACACCCCACAGGGCGTTTGAGAGCATGTCGAGCATTGATCCGGCTGCGACTTGGAGCATGCTCTTCACGAGGTCCATACCTATTGGGCCGCCGCGTCCCAAGATAATGTCAGTTACCGGTAGGGACAGGTTCTGATAATAAGGGCGCCACACTTGGTTGGCAGGCTGGATGGGGTCGATGATGGTGGTCTGCAAGAGCTGGTCACCCCAATACGGGCCACGTGTTGAGAGCACAGTGGTGATCAGGGGGTAGATTACTTCAGCGCCCCAGTCGAACTTGCGGCCTCGGCGGAACAGTGCCCATAGCAATGGTGAGGGGCGGAAGACCACGTCTCCAAATTTGCCGTCGATATATTTCGTTGAGATTGCGTCCAGCGTGTTCTGCAGCTGGGCTGAGGGTTGTTGAACTCCAGTACCTACAACGCCTGCCATAGTATGCCTCCGTTACTGACTACGCCCTACGAAATTCCTTCTTACACTTGCGACAAACGTAATTGTCGGTTCTATACGGATTACACTCATCACCCTTAGGTATTTTAGCTAGCTTGTGGTTGCACATGCGCCTATTGGACCGAACCACCGGTCATCAACTTTTGAATGTCCTGGTCACCGAACGCATCATCGAGTAGTTCGTTGACTTCGGTGTACACTTTTTCGCCCTTGGGCCTGGTTGGGATTGCGCTTGCTGTGCCAGGACGGGGAACCTGAGTCGCGGCGGCGGCCTTCTTGCCCTCTTCGATGCCACGGTTATATTCGGCTAGCTTCAGGGCGGCTAGCCTGTCTTCCTTGGTGGACTCTTCGTAGGCTTTGATCGGGTCGGGCAGGCCCCAGGCGTCGTTAATTTTGTTGTCCTGGGCGATCTTTAGGTAGTCTTTCCAGGACTTGTCGGCAGGCTTGTTGGGTAGGCCGTTCCAGCGCTGCTCGTAGTCGCGTGTCACGACATAGTTGAAACCTTGGGCGAGTGCGGCCTTGTGATCTTCGAGGGCCTTGTCGTACTTGGCCTGCTGGTCGGCAAGCTGCTTAGACATTTTCTGCATGGCCTTGCCGACCTTGGCGAGCCAGGGGTCTTCGGCCCAGGCCATGTCGTCGTCGTCGTGCTTGGGCTCGGCGGTCTTAGGCGGGGGCGCGTCTTTCATCTGGTTCCAGAGCTTCAGGGCGTCCTCGGCAAGCTTGTTGACCTTTTCACGCTCCACATCGACTGCCTTGGCACGCTTAGCAATGTCGTCGGTCTGGGCAGAGCGCCACTTGCGCACGTCGCCAAGTTTAATTTTGGTGTCGCCCATGGCGAGTTCGAGGTCGTCTGCCAGTTTGCTGTCTGCAATAAGCTCTTCGAGTGAGGCCATCTATAGTCTCCTATGCTGCGGGCGGTTGCGTCATGGGGCCGCCTCCCGCTTGAGTTGCACTTGGTGCGCCCGTGGCGGCGCTGAATCCCAGGGGCGATCGGACTGCACCCTGCGTTGATTGGGCTGACTGCAGCTCTTTGAGGGCCTTGTCGAGGGCCTTCACGGTTTGGCTGAGGTGCCCAGACACGTTAGGCAGGCGCATACCGCTTTGGACGAACGCGGCCATCAGGGCTGCTTTCACACTTTGCAGAGTTCGCATCAGGAAGGCTGGGTCGGCACCGTGAAGTTCGCTGGACATTTGGCTGACCTGCGATCCAGCGTCCGAGGAGCCTTCGCCAGGGACGCCTCCTGGGGCGCCACCAGGGCCACCCGCACCACCACCTGCTCCCGCCGACAAGGATGTGAGGGCTGGGCCAAGCAGCGATGCGAGCGGGTTTGAAGCTGAGGCCACTAGCGTTTCTTACCCTTTTTGCCCATCTCTAGGTGAGCCACAAAGTTGTTCGGGTCGGGCGGCTCGCCTCCAGTGTCCCAGGGTTCGATCAGGTCGAGAACGTCGGGACCGGGTTCGGGGCCAGCCTTCATAACGTTCAGGGGCGTGTTGAGGTCGGGGAAGTCTACGTTCTCGCGTACGGACTCCCGGTCGTCGCTTGCTGGATCGTAAGGCTTCCAAGCTGGACCGTGTTTACTTTGTGCCATGGCTATTTCTCCTTGTTACGCTTAGTGGCGCTGGCACCCGCAGGAGCATAGTTCATTGGGTCGGCGGGCATCACAGTGTTAATGTCGTCGTCCACCATCGGGGTGTCAGTTTCGTAGGGATAACTGTCGTGGTCGTTTACGGGGGACCACAGTGTGGGGGTGCGTTTAATGCCCCGGTTGTCGTATCGCGTTGTCACGCTGGCTCCTTGAGATTATGGGGAGAGCCGCAGCCCTCCCCCCTGAGTTTGCTTAGGTGCTGCTATTTCCGCTTTCCCTTACGACCACGGTGTCTCCGATCAACGAAGGTCACGCGCATGTTGGTCTCCTTTCTCTGCCATAACCCCTTGTGGGGGAGACCCTGGCAGGAGGTGTTGCGAGTAAAATCGTTAGCGGCGCCTGCCGCCCTTGCGGCCACCTTTACGGCCACCCTTACCGCCACCCTTGAAAATTGATCCGCCTGTCAGTACGTTTGACATGTCACACTCCGTATACGACTAGGGATGCGGCTGTGTCGGCGCCGCTGGCTGCGATAGTTAGGGTGCCGCCAGAGACTGTGGCGCCCAGTGTTACCTGTGCAGATGAGTCCAAGGAGAAGGCGTCGATCATGCTGAAGCCGGTTGCGACAGTGTTCGTGTTGACCACGCTAATATTGGCGCAGTACATGCGCCGGTTGCCGCTGTAGCCGTATATGAAACTGTTAACTGTTGCGGCTGCCATGTGCCCTCCTCCCGCTAACGGTGACGACGCACGTAATTACGCATGCTAGGACGCCTAAGAGTGTGGCGGCGATTTCTGCGCCCACGGGCCATTTAATTGATCCGCCACTCTGGGTGAGCATGCCATGATTGCCAAGCGCTGATAGCGGAACGCTCCACATATTCCCAGAATGCCTCACTGTTGAACTTGTAGCGTGAGTCGTCTTGGATGCTCTTGTGGATCAGTAGGGGGACGCGGGTGCCGTCTACAACGTATTCGGCGTCCCAATAATCTCCACGGTCGTGCCAGCTTATACGTGCTATCTCGTGGCCGTTTAACATTACGCTGTAAGGGTGGGGGGTGCCTGAGGGGATTACAAGGAGGGCTGTGCCGTATGCTCCGTGCAGGGCATGCCGATTAACCATTGCTTACCACGGCTGTTTGGGCCACGGTATATCGCACAACCTGCATCCACTAGGGTGCCGTCTACACACCACTGGCGGATGGTGCGGGGAGTTATGCCATAGAACTCGGCGGCTTCGATAGTGTCGTACCAGTTGTATTGAGGGTGCGTGCGTTTGAAATGTTCACGGGTTGTGGGCATGTTGGACCTCGCGTTCGTGGGGGCAGTATCCCATGGAGCCTCGGCAACAGTTACAGTTGAAGCAGAGTAGGCGGTATCTGTCCTTAGGGTAGCCTAGTTTGCGTACTTCCCTATAAACCATGCGGCTAGTCTTCAAGCGGCGCTTGTGCTCGGCGCCATCACCGTAGATGTGATCGAGTGTCATAAACTCCCAACGGGATTCGTTGCATCCTGGGCAGGCACACTTACCACCGTAGGCGGCTATCAGCTCCATCTTCAGGTTGGTCTCATACTTGATCCTGCGTTCCTGAACACGCTCTTTGTGACGTTGAAAATAAGCACGCTGATATTCCCGCGCCTGTTCTCGGTGCTTCTCACGATATCGAGCTGCTGCTGCTTTGTACCACGGCTTATTTCTATTCTTTAGGTAAGCACGCTTAGAGTACTCCTTAGTCTTATCTGGATTAGCAGCAAACCACGCTTTGGCCACTGCTCGTATCTTCTCACCATTAGCAATACGGCGCATGCGGCGATATTCGTGTAGGTGGTCCTTGTTGGCTGCAGCCCATTCACGGTGGCGCTCAGTTGCGGTGTTCATCATAAGTCCTCTAGAATCATCACCTTGGCCTTTTCAACTTGCTCAAGGCGCTTAGTTGGAGTTCTTCTCTTACCTCAGCAGCTATTTCTGCACTATCTGGAAACTCCAGCGCTTCAAGGGCTCGTCCAAGCGGCATGTGACCTTCCTTTAACAGGCCCATCACCAAGGTACGCATGGCGGCAGCGGACATTGGGCGGATGGATGTGTGGTCCAGGTAAACGTCGTAGTCTTCGATGGGGCCTAGCTCGGGCCACGCCGTCAGCTTCACATCTCCGCTGTCTTGGGATACGAACTGTGTGCCCTGCTTAAGGTTGCGCATGGTCCAGAACACCAGTTCTGCGGTGCGTTGGACGCTCTCGGCCATCATTCGGGCTCGCATTCTGGTGAGGAATTGGGACTGGAATATGGATGCATCGTTCAGGTCGGCGCCTACGTTGCCGGGGGCCTGTTGACCAGCTCTAGCTGGTGTGAACCCTTGTAGCTCTTTCTGCAGCGTCAGTAACTGTTGGGGCGCCTGGGTCATGTGAGCGGGCATGGCTTGAGGGTATTTACATTCGGGCACAGGGGAGTTGGCGTTGATGATGCACACCTGGGCAGGGATGCCACCGAACTCTTCGGCACGCAGACCGGTGCGCTCGTCAATGAACCAGATCATGTTGTTGGTGCGGACGGCGTTTTCAAAGTTTTGGGTCAGGTGGCGCTCTGCGAGTTCCTGTAGGCCCTTTGTGTACCTGACAGGTGGTGGGCACCAGAAGCTGCCAAGGGTCGGCATGGCGTGGTAGGGGATTATTGGCCAGCTGCGGAACGGGTAGGGGTTGTCGCCGTCGGCCAGGACTATGCCGTCGCACTCTACGATCCAGCGACCGTTGGGCCACTTGAGCTTGCGGCGAGGGGCAGGGATCAGTGCTCCCAATTGTGATTGGATGCGTTCAACGTCTTCTTTGGGGATGTCCATGGAAGTGTAGTCGCGGATGTACAAGTGCCTTACGGTTAGGCGACCGTCGCCACTAGGTTTTATTGTGGGTATGCCACCGCTGATGCTCATGGGGCCGTCAGGTAGTTTGAGGCCGATGTCGAAGCCGTCGGGTGGTGCGGACGCCCGGCCGAGTACGTTGCGTGGATGGACACGGTAACCGTTCTCGGGCCATAGACGCTGGATTTCGTCAATGTACATGCGGTCTTTTAGGATCACGTAGACCCACTGTTCGGGGTCCGCGCTGCCTGGATCGGGGAACACTGTCGAGGGGTCGCGGACTTCCATCCACACTTGGCCTTGGCCGCGCTTAGCCTCGGGATCGAAGCCTACCTGGATGAAGCCCGTGCCGCAGTAGAGGCCCCAGAGTTCGGCCAGGAATATTTTGTTGTTGAAATACTGCTGGCGCCAGTGTTCGGTGAAGCCGTCTTCGGCGGCGCGGTCGCGCTTGCCGTCCTTCATGATGAATATCTTGGGCTGCTGATCGCTGAGGTCGGTGGCTTCGTTCAGCATTAGGGTTTGGAGCTGGGGTACGACTACGCGGGGGCGGAAGGTGGGTGAGGCGGGGAAGCGGCCTGTGAGGCTGTGAAAGTCACGGACCTCTTGGAACCAGTCGTCGCCCAGGGTGTTGTCGCGCTCGTCCTGACTTATGCGCTCCAGCTCATCAATCTGCCGGGTGATGGTTAGGTCGGGTGACTCTTGCGCGGTTTCACGTTTGATGTTGATGATGGCCATATCACTGTACCTTAGGCTTTGCAAACAGAGTGTCGTCACCGTTCAGGTAGCCGCGCAGGGCGGCGATTGGGTCCTCAGACTTGATACCCTCTTCCTGCTTCAGGAAATCTTCAATCGCTATGCCCACTTTTACCCAGCTATCAAAGGTCATAACCTGAGGGACCAGTAACTGTGGATTGCCCATTACTTTACTTTGCAAGTCGGCCCACGCTGTGATGCGGCTAGAGCGCCGGTTCTTTTTGAACGCTTGGCCTATCGCGCTTAGGATGTCTGCGGGCGTTGCGTACTCGCGGTCGTCCGACGCGCTGCCGCTCGACGCAGTAGACCTGCTTCGATCTCCGCTAGGTCGCTGTCGGTCGGTACGGTCATGCGTGGCGGCTTCGTTGTCTGGTCTGTCTGGCGTTCTGGGCGTACCCATTCGGCTGCCTCCGGGTTGACCACTAGCATTTCTGCGAACTGGCTCCCTGCCCTGATCACTAGTTCACCACTGAGCGGATCGTAGTCTGTGTAGAGTATGGAGCGCTCGTTGAGTTGGTCGATGTCGCTGCACTTTATGCGTAGCTCGCCACCCTCTCTACGGGCCAGCGCAAGGAGTACACGGGTGTAGTAGGAGAGCGGGTCCTGCTTTCCGCGTGTGTGTGAGGGCACTAGCGTCTACCTTTGTCTTTGCGGCGGCCATAGGCTTGTTCGGATCGCAGCCTGGATACTTTGGCGCCGCGCTTTTCACTGACGCCCTGGTTGGGGATGAAGCCACCGGTGGGTTCGCCGTGCATGTGGCGGCCTTTCATACGGCCCTTTGAGTTGCGTGCCATTTAGATACCCTCCAGTCCATGTCCTAGTATCGGCCTACTGCTACCTTTGGACGATGACATAACCTTTTTGAAGTGGCGCTGCAGGCTGAACTCCAGGTCGTCTTGCCACTTTGGCAGTTTTTCGCGTAGCTGGTCGTCGTCGGTGCCCATCACGAAGGGGTCGCGCCACACACGTTTACCCAGCACCTTAGGGGGCGGGTTCTGGACGTACGCTATCGCTGCGAGCATGGCGGACATCAAGATGTCGTCGTGGCCGTACTCTACTTCCCAGCGCCCGCTCTCCACTAAGGTAGCTTGGTCAAGTTGTTCGAGGCAGGCTTCGTCCCTGACGGTTAGGGTGGGGAACTCTTCGCCGCGCATCTTTCCACGGATGCAGGTGCGGAAGTTGTCAAACAGTTTGCGGCGCGAGTAGGTGGTGGTTTCCCAGCCGATCAGGGTGGAAGGTTTGCGGCCCCACTTGTCGTCCTTACCTTTCCACAGGGCGAAGTTAGGGTACATGAGTTGGTCGCGTAGGATGCGGATGGTTTCGCGGCCACTGTTGCCGGTGAGTTCGACGTTGAGCATGGCCTTGTTGTACCAGCGACCGGCTACGTTCAGGTACTGCGCTAGGATGTCGGGGGTGATGCGTTCACTGTACCGGGCCACGATTGCGCCTACTGTGCCGTCGATCACTGTGAAGGCTGCGAAGTCGCCCTCTTCTACACCCACGGCGGCGTCGGCGCCTATGTAATATGTGTGGCCCACTTTAGGTTCTTCCCACAACAGCAGGGAGCCCTGGGGGGTCTTTTCAAAGCGCGGGTGGTCGGCGTCCCAGTGCAGATGGCCTTTGGCGACTGGGGCTACGATGCACTCACGCACATACTTGATTTCGTCGGGCGGGAACGCTGGGTCACCCGATGCGACGAACGCTACTTCTGGGGTCCACGGGTATTCCTGGGAAAACCTTGGCAGCATGCCTTGACACTTATTTTCTAGCGTGTAGCGCATCCAGGATATCTGGGCTTTGTTGGCGTTGAATGGCGGGGCCATCAGTTCGCGTTCAAGGTCGGTGGCGGGGGCGTCGTCGGCGTCGGCGGGGTCGGCTATGCACACGGGATCGTCCAGGAAGCCGATGAACACTGGAATGTAGCCGTTGTGGCCTGCGACTGCGCTCTTCCAGAACTCGTAGAACACTTTGCCTGGTCCGACTCTGCCGAAGGCTGTCGATTCGATTATGACCATGGTGTCGGGGCCTTCGCTGACTGCGGGCAGTAGTGACAGGAAACTTTCTTCACCAGGGAACTTGGCCGCTTCGGACATGTGCAGGGCTGACAGTGTGAGGCCGCGTCCACCTCCAATGGAGCCTGCGGTGGCGATGTCCAGGATGCTGTCGCCGCCTTTGTGTTTTACGACAATGTGCTTGGTGAAAATGTCGCCTACTTTTACGGGGAGTGCTTTGGCGAGGTCGCGGGGGACCCTGAATAAACCTTCTGCGGTGTCGTTCAGGTGCGCTACGATTTTGGCGTGGGCCTGTTCGCGGGCCAGGCAGTGCAGCAACAGTAGAGCATCAGCCTCACTGCTTATGCCTACGCGGCGGCTTTTTAGAACGATGGCCCGTACCATTTCGGACTCTTCGTACTGCTCGGATATCTTTCTGGTAAATATCTCCTGGGAGGGGCGTAACTTAAATGGTACGCTGCGTCCGTGGATCAGGTCGCGGATGGGCAGCTTTTCGAGCAGATCGACGGAGCGCTGGATGTTCATGCCACTTTCTTTCCCGAGTTCAGCTCTCGCATGATGCGGTACAGACGCTCACGGTCTTCCAACACCCATGGCAGTAATTTACCCAGGCCACGTTGCCCCAGAACACGTTCATGAGTTAATTGCCAATGACCGGTAACCAAACCTTGTAACTGTTGGGCTACGGCTGCTCGATCCTGTTTGATAATTAGGAAATGGTAACAGTGACTAAGTATCCACGACGCTCTACGACTTGCTGTGGACCACACATAGATTGTCTTGTACGGTGCTGGGCGTAGACGCGCTGTGTACGTTCCACCAAATGTCTGCTTCAGCCATTCCATCAGTTCAAGCGATGTGTTTGTCACACGTACATAGATCGCATAGCGCATAGACTTGTAGCTTGCCGTAGGCGCCTGGCGGCTTATGTAGATGGTACCTTCACCATCAATGTAAGCGGCCAGGCGTGCCCAATCAGTAATAGGAACCCAAGGATACTTTTCTGGGTGCTGTGTCCAATCGCTCACTTGCTCCCCCCAACAACTATCGACCTAAACATTCCACCCATGGATGCCTGCATAAAGCACCCCTGACTACATATGCTTTGTCGCTCAGTGATCCCAGTTTTAGGGTTGACCTTCGCTTGTACGTACACCGGGTGATAGATGTTGCGCCCGTGTTCGACGCGGGTGGGGAGTTCGCGTTTGCAGACGATGCAGTACTCTTTCTTCTGCTGCGAGTTGCGCTGGCTATATATGCGGGTACCGGCGTCGGCACTGGCGCGGACCTCGGCCAGGAGCTTTTCATAGTTTGTGAGGGACAGGGCGTTCCAGTCGGTCTCCGTTGGAATGTTAAATTGGTGCGTAGCTAAGCTAGACTTCGGCATTCCACCCTCCCTGGGGCGCTATAAAAAACACATGCCTGTCGCGGTTAGTGAGTTGAAGCTCGCGGCGCCGGTCCATTTCTAGTTTCCACTGGGCTCTGGACTTGCCACGGGGGGTGGTGAACACGTAGCCACAGCGGCAGGTGCGGCAGCCGAACTGATAGTATTCTTCGTCTTGCGCCAGGATTACGGGGTCACTGCGCTCACACGTGCCTTTTTTGTGGTTCGGGCAGACGGGGGCGTCCATTCCCTACTAGTACTAGTACACGGGCGCTAAGTCAAGTGAATAAACGTGCGGGCATCTTTTGGATTGCGGCGGGC